AAAAAAATAAAAAGGGGTTTTTTATCTAAATTCCTGAAGCAATATCTCTAATCTTGGCTTGTGCTTTAAAGTTGCGACAAGTGGTTTCTGCCAACATATTGTACAAAGCTTTGTCAGTGAAAGCCTCGTTAATGAATGGATAACCTTGTTGTCGTTTTCCTGCCTCGTAATAAACAACTGGTTTAAGTACCTGAATACCTAAGAGTGGTTTATTTGGGGCGTTCTTGTCTGCACTAGTGTTCAAGATAAACAAGTTATCTATTGCACCTTCGGTTGATTGTGCTGTATCCTTTGATGGGATAAATGGAAGTCCATATACTGTGGATATATGAAGTCCTGCACCTGTACCTGTAAAGGTATCTACACCGTTTACGCCAACACTAAATTCTGTTCTGAGGTCTGCTGTATTTTGGATACGATAAGCGTTCATGTAGATTGATTGAACTTCTGCATAAGTGTTTTGTCCACCAATCATTACAGTTGGCTCTTTTCCTGCTGCGATTCTGATGTCTGCTAATGTTTCTCTCAATACTGCATCTGTCAATACGTCAGATGTACCGAGTGTTCCACTAGGAGATTTCACAGTAGAGTTGTATGTAGATGTAGTTCTGTCAATTCCGTTTCCGTTTGCACTTCTCCAAGGATCGTACAAGTCGGCAACGTTTACTGTAGCCTCAAATGTGGCTTCAGCATCAGAAGCTACAATTCTGTCAATGGTTTCTAGGTTTAATTGCTTGTTGGTGTCAGTTTGAACAACATCTTCAGGAATGTACATCAACATTTGGTTGATTCTTTCCTTGAATTGATCAACTGCATATACACGTTGTTGAGCAAGTGAACCGTAGTTATCATCTCTGGAATTATCTACTAATTGTTCCAAAAGCTCAGAAGCCTCAAATACATATTGTAGAGTCTTTGGTTTAACTGTAACCTCTTCAACTGTTGGTTTTTGTGTTGCTTGAATAGCTCCACCCTCAACTGTACCACCATCTTCGTCAATAGCTCCATTGACACTAGCTGGTTTAGCTGGTTTAGCTGAGAAGATACGCCAACCACTGAAGTCCCAAACATATTTTGGCAAAGCTGCGAATATGTTTGCTTCTAGGTTAAAGTTTGCCCATGCCATAGCACCGAATAGTGGGTTATAGTTGCCACCGACACCCGGATCGCTAGTGGTAAAACCTGCCTTCATAATCTCGTCTGGTGTTCTATTATAGGTATAGTTTACCAGTTCGTCAATAGTGCGGAGTCCTAGGTAATTAGCCATTTTAATACACTCCTGAAGGTTGTCCGTTTCCGAACTCTCCCTTCTCAAATCTATTGTGCATTTCAACTAATGCCTCTTCTGCACTTGAAGTTACGCCAAATCCGTTAATTGCTGCTTTTAGAACTTGATAACCAGTTGGTCTTTGTTCTACATCAACTTCGGCTTTTGCGAAAGGTCTAATTGGCTCTACAACTTCATACACGGAATCAGATTTTTTTACTTCTTCTTTTTTCTCATCTTTCATTTCTTTCTCATCCATTTTTTCTACCTCTTCTTTCTTCTCATCTTCTTTATCCTCATCATCGGATTTATTCTCCATTTTGAGGTCGCCTTCGTCAGTTTTGGATTCCTCAACTGCTGGTGCGATAATAGAAGCTTGTGATTCAGAAGGTTTTGGTGCGACTTCGTTACCTGCGGTAACTTTGTCACCAACATCGTCTGCATCTTCGGTTTTTGGCTTATTTTCAGCCTCAACACCTGAATCGACAGGATTGGCATTATGCTCTTTAAGCAAAGTTTCTAAGGAATCGAATCTTTTTTCAAAGGAATCAATTCTTGATTGTTGTGCTTTAAGGAGTTGTGCCATGATAGATGTAACTGAAGGTTCAGTTTCATCTGATTTCTGTACTTCAGAAATTTCTTCTGTTTTTGTAGATTCTTCTGTAGTCATGTGATTATATAAACCCGAATTTTATAGTATATAAATATTAATGTGAAAAATGAATAGATTTATATTAATAATATTTTTTGTGTAAATCTTTCAAATATTGA